CATTAGTCCACGCATCGCCAACTAAATTAGCATTTATTGTATAAGCTGCTGGTAAATTTTTTGCATGAGATGTATATAATTGTAACATAAATTTGCAATCATCCAGATCTACACTATATTTTGTTAACGTCGACGTTACATCAGCCATATCGAATTCAACAAGAGCTCTTGATTTAAAATAATTACTACCAGAATCACCTAGTCGTTTTCCTACTTCTAGAATTTCATCTAATCCTGTATTATAGGTTGGAGCTGATTCATATAACGTTGCATCTTTTTCTGGATATATTATTTTAAACATTTTTTTTCTTCTTCAATAATTAATTTTTTTATTTATCAATATCGCACCAATACATCTAAGGTACTATAATATCTTCTGGCCAGAAACCTATAATTATCCAACCTATAGCGCTATCATATATTAAATCTACTGATTGTCCCTCTTCAGCAAAATTAAAACTGGAATAGTTTCCCGGAGAAGTATCAGGTGTAACATCTACACTGCCACCTGGAGTTGAGTCATTTAAATAAATAGTTAATCTTTGTCCAGCTGTACCATCTGGCAGAGAAGTAGTTTCACCAGAGCCGTCTGTTCCAATTGTCCATACAGATTTTCCAGTTATTATTGGAACAGAACCTCCGGAAGTTTCAACAACACCGGTTTGGATTAATTCTCCTCCAATATCTAAATTTCCTGATGCTGTTATATGTCCTCCTGTTCCAATTATAACTTCACTATTATTACCGTCTGTCCCAAACCTAATTGTTCCTGTTCCTGCGGTGGTTAGAAAGAACATATGTTTATCAGCAGTTTGATTAATCATATTAAAATGACTGCCTTGTGTAGTGAATTCAGTATGGTCATCAGATTCTACATGAAACGCATGACTAGCAGAAATATTATATGCTGTAATGTTTCCACTTGAACTTATATTACCTGAGGCTGTTATATGGCCAACTACATCTAGATTATCATTAATTTGAACTACGGTAGTTGAACTTCTTATTAATGGTGTATGTAATCTTATTGGAAAAACTCCATAATTCCCATAAACAGTTCCACCTGAAGATGATATGTGACCTGTAGTAGTAAGACTTGATCCTATTATATCCCCACTTGCACTTATATTACCTGATGCTGTTATGTCTGTACCTACTATAAGGTTATCACCATATAAATCACCACTTGCACTTACATTTTGTTTAGCTGCAGCTCCAGTTAACCAAAGATGGCCTCCAGGATATATTCTAATATCGCCAGGATTACCATTAGTACCAAACCAAACTGATCCAACACCAGCTGTACTAATTACTATACCACCCGCAGAATTTTGGTTAGTAAGATTAAAAGTTGAATTGGCCTCTGAACCTGATATAGTGAATTCAGTATGGCTATCAGCTACTATATGAATTGATCCGGATATCCCTAATGAACCTGTTATTTGAACTTCTTTACTTGAAGATAAATAAGTCCCCCCATCATACCATAAACTAGAACCACCGCCTCCGTTTTCAGCATATGACGCTGTTACTGCATAAGAAGCAGTTGATGCATAACTTGATGAATCAATACCTGTTAATTGTGAACCGTCTCCAGAAAAACTACCGGTGACTGCACTACCTGTTAAATTTAAGGTTCCGGCTAATGTAAGATCATAAGCAACACCGGTTAATGCATCAATCGATTGGGTGACGTGCCAGGCCTCTGCGGTTGCACTAGTAGTTATTCCTGTTTTTGATAATTTATTTGCCATGATTTACTTCTTCTTATTAATGTGATATTACTCGTCCTTTTATATCTGTATTAGGAAATTTAACTTCAAATATACTTGGATCCAATGATGGATATAATATACCTGTTCTACTTGCGGCGTCTAAATCATATAAATTGCCAGAATATCCTTGACTCGTATCATATAAATTTTTCATTTTAACACCAACTACTGTTTGTACGCCTTTTACATTTCCTAATATATTTACAATATCTGTTTTTACTATTGGTTGATTTATTTGCCATCTATCAATAGCAAAATATGTTTTTAATTCATTAATACATTTTAATAAAATTTCGTTACTATTATAATTAGATAACACAGTTATCTCAAAATCAACTCCTATATTAATTATAAATGCATCTTTTATATTTATTGCATCGGTTAATATTCTATAGAATCCTAAATAAGATTTTAAATTTGTTTTAATTGCATCATTTAATTCTGTCAATTGATTCGAAGAATTAACACCTAATACATATAAATTCATCGCTAATGGGTTTGGAACTCGCTGATCTTCTAATGTATTTTGTGATATTTGATCATCTGGTACTATATATGCTTTTGATACACTACCAAATGCCGCTGGCATTGAATAACAACGGATAATATAATCTTCGCGCGTTACTAATCGATTTTGTGTAGCAAAATTAGCTAATGCATTATTTTTTATATCTTGCAACGTATCAGAAGTTTTAGCACCAGTACCAGGAGTTGCATTAGTTACCGCAAGAGAACTTTTTACAAAATTAACTATCGATTGTGAAGCTGTAGAATTTGGGTCGTCATTATATTCCACAAATTCTATATTCTTTAATACACTTGACTCTACATTATCAGCAACTCCACCACCAATTGTATATGTTACTGTTAATGTGGTATTTGATGGCGCTTGTCCATATGCACGAGTATATAAAAAATTCGATGGATCTATATCGACATCTACATTCTTAACAAATCCAGAAAGACCGTTACCAACATTATCTGGATTTGGAATTATTTCTTCATCATTATTATCTGATATCCCAGCTCCAAATTGAAGTTCTGTTTTATTATCTGCTCGGATGTTTATTATAAATCGTTTAGCTGTTTTTCTTAATTTTAATAAATATGGACAAGAATCTCGATATTGATATAAATCTGGATCGTTTTCGATAAGATTCGGAACTGTTTCAAACATAGTATCTTGTGCTAAATATGGAACATTATACCAATCATCACCGTCTGTTTCTTCTACGGATATTATATCAATTACATTATCTTCTGATAACACTACTTTATCATATGGTTTTGGATCAGTAAAATTAAAAGTAGTAGTTTTAACTTTTCCAGATACCGCCTTTACTTGTTTTTTAAGTAAATAATACGTGGGCAATTTAGTAATTGGGTCACTTTCATATATAGTTACATCTGTTGAATCAAATGAAGATGAACTTTCAAAATTTATTGCAGACAATGTTCTAAATTCAGCTGGTCCATTATTTTGTTTAACTCGCATTCCTGATTTTATTGATAGCGCATAATTATAATCAGGTCTAACATTATCGCCAATACCTATTGATGGAAGAAGTTGAAATACATCTAATACAACAAGTGCTGGTATTGAATTTTTTGGTGTATATCCTAATGATTTAGCTAAATCGTATATATTACCACGCTCCGATGCTTGAAATAATAATGACTCCTTTAAGTTTGTATCTGCATAATAACTTAATACATCTCCAACATATGAAGCCATTTCCATAAATATCATTCCTGGAGATGTTTCATTATAATCAGCATAATCGTTTGGAAAATATTGTTTTGTAAAATCAATTAAATTTTTACGAAATTGGCCAAAATCTTTTCCTAAATATGATATTTCTTTTTTAGTTTCCATTTTCTATTTCTATAATTCCTCTTTCATTAGCAAAAAGCTTAATAGTACTATTCCCGTCATCTACGCCAATAACACTAAAATCAATCGTTACTTTTATTGTGTGGATTAATGATGAATCATTTTGTATGCCGTCAACTTGTATATTATTGATATCTATATAAGGACACCAATAATCAACTGGATCAGTAATTATTTCTTTTACTTCATCAATAAGTTCTAACACATTTGGTTCAAATATTATATACAATAAATCAGTTCCAAAATCTGGTTGGTGATATCTTTCTCCTTTTGTAGTAAGAAGTAATACTTTAAGATTTGATAACGCTCGTTCATATGAATTATATTCGACCCCAAAAACTCCAGGAGCATTAAATGGATATTTTATTCCAGCTACTGTATTTGGATTTAAATCAATTTGATTAACATGTTCTACTTGATATCCCATTATCTATTTTTCTTTTTATCAATTGCTTTCATTAATGCAGAATAATCTCGAGTCATTGCTTTTGCTATAACCGGATCTATATTCATATTTTTTCCAGTTTCTGGATCCTCTAATATAGCCTGTACAGGCGTTTCTACGCCCATGGCTTCTTTAAATGATTGTCTCATTAATGGAAACCCTTGTGCATCTTTAGATGTCATTGTTATATCTTCTGACATTATTGATGCATAATCACTCATAGGATCTTGTTCTCTTAATGAGGTTGTTTCATTTAAAATATTTGCAAATTTAGTTTCTTTAAAGACACCATTTTGTTTTTTTGAAATTGGTTTTTTATTAGGACGCAGTTCTGAAATAGTTGATTGCAATCCTTCTTGAAGTATTTCTGTTAATTCCTGTTTAATAACATTTTTTACTTCGTCTCTTACTACTTTTCGTAAAACTTGAATAAATTTTTTTTGTTCCATAATTTCTTCTTTTTATATAAATATTACTATTAATAATTTACGCCCGCTGGCCAACCTGTTGATTTCTTCGGCCCATATAATTTTTTTGCGGCACTGTCTTTATAATAATCGCCTGGTTTACCAAGGTTAGGAGATGGCGGGGCTATTCCGTCATATGCTTGTGCTGGTGATTCTTGTAAGGACGATAATAAATTTCTTTGTTCATTAACTAATGTTTCTATGGTACTACCAAATTGATTAAGATCTTCCATGGAAACATTAATATCTGTATAAAACTCAGTACCTACCGTAGCATCATCGATTCTACTTTGTTTACTTCCTACGCTAATTCCATCTGGGTTGTAATATTGTCCGGTCCATCTCCAAATGTCACCACAAGTATCTGTATGTGGACTAGGTGTCCCAGGAGGCTGGCCTAGTGGTACACCACAAGCCCCACTTCCAGATATTAATATCCAACCAGTGCCTAAATCGGTACCTGTTGCTGAACCTGCACCTGTTACTGAATCGCCGCGCCATTCTGGGATATTATCCGCAGTGTCTTGAGACTCTAATTCAGATTGAATTTCATCTGACACAGGAAACGACTCTCCTTGGCATTTACCTGATAATTTACCTATTATTTGTGCTAATTGGCTATTAATTAATCCTAACCCTGAATTCATTATATCTGGTATTATATTAAGCTGTTTGACTGCTTGGATGGTATTAGCAATTAACATATTTTGCACATTTACTAATTCAGCTTGTAACGCAGCTTGTCCTACAACTGGGATAAAAAATATTGCGCTCTTAATAGCTGCAGCTACTGTCATAGCTATTTTAAGAGCAGATATGATTTTTTGTATTATTTCTATTACTTTTTGTACTTTCGCTATTAAATCTTGTATATCTTGTATTTTTTTCTTAAGAGCTTCGATACGAGGATCATCACATAAACAATCGTCGGGAAGTTTTATTGCATCATCCAAAGCTTCGCCAATTTTATCTGTAAGTTGTGATATTAATTTATTAGCCAATTCAACTAATTTGCCTACTCCCATGCCCGGCAGTCCTGTTAACATATCAAATGGTGGTGATACTGACATTATTATTCCTCTTTATGTTTTCTTTATAAAATATTTTTTACTATTTAATGTTTTTAATTTTGTTTGTGCTGACTCTAACAATGCTTTAGCTAATGGAGAAGAAGGTTGTCCAGCAACGCCAATATTTCCACATTTCACTGCAATAATAAGTTCTTGCAATAATTTGACTAATACAGAGCCATGAACCATGGGATCACTAGCTGATTCATCTCCAATCCTAATATCTGGAGTATTAATGGTAACTCTTTTTACCGAATCTAATACAATAATATCATCTGTTGCTTGTAATGTTATTCTATATGCACTACCGATAAGTTGTGGTAATGCATATTGATCTTGTGTAGTGGAAATTGTTAAATTTTTACTTAATGTAAAATTAGGAAAATTTTGAGTAGATGTTAAATATAAAGATGATCCTGCATTTTCAATGTCTTCTACTACAAATTCTTTATTATCTTTATTATTACTGGGGTCTGCCCAATCTCTATTTGAAAGTATAATGATTGGATCACCACGGTTTTCATGTGTTGTATTCCATGTTGGCATTAAAGTATAAAATCCCTTGCCATCAGCATCATTTGATATTGAACTTCCCAGCCGAATGGTATTCCCCCATCGGCCTTCGAGTAATATATCTCCTTCGTATGGTTGTAATGAAGATATTGCTCGATCTATAAACGTTTTACTAATCTCTTCGGGAGCTGGCTCGGTTTGATATTTAGCTACTCCAAATAGTCGATTGTCATTTGCATCAGAATTTATTCCATATGCTGGAAGATAATACCATTGAGGAATTTTAATATTACTATGACTTTCTTGATTTAAAGCTTTAAATATTATAACCTGCTCACCAATTAATGGTATTTGTTTTATATTATTATTAGCAGGTCTTGCTGTAAATGGTTTAGATTCATATTCAGAATATGTCTGTACCCATATTGTAAATAAACTATTTATTGTAGATTCATTATTATCTTCTGCAGACGGATCATTAGGGATATACTTATAAGTATCCTCATAAGGTTTAATAGAAGTCTCACCGATAACTACTTCCGCTATTCTAAAATCAACGCCAGATGCGTTATTCCTTCGAGGCATTATTTTCCTCCTAATGTCTTTTTAACTTTAGATATTTTTTCTTTTAAATCATTTTCTTCTTCATCTATTTTCTTGATTTCATCAGAAAGTTCATCCTCGAATGTTTCTTCTGCTACTTTAAGTAATTGTTTTTTCTCTTCTTCACTTAATAAAGAATTTTCACCACTAATAGTTTGTTGAGTCGAAATGTATCGTTGAACTATTGCAGTTAATTTTACTAGATGATCATCATTTTTTACTGCAACATCTAAATATTCTTTAATTAATGGGACAATAATAGTTGCATCAGATGCATTACGAATAAGAGGTTGTAATTGCGCAATTAATTGATTTATTTGTCTGTCTTTCTTTTTTGAGTTATGATATACATCAGACATTAGATCAGAAAAACTCGTACCTTTAAATATTTCGTCTTTTGTATTCATGAAATGCTCCTTTAAATATAAATATTAGAAAGGTAAATTCACGAATTCTTTTTGTTCATACTCAAGAAATTTTTCGTTGTATATTCTTTTCAATACTTTTATAACACGTGTTATGTTATTTGTTTGTAATCCGGTTCTTTCACGAATAAAAACATATAATGCTTTTTTATTAAATTGTTCTATATTTTCACGATTTTGAAAAATATGTAATATTGAATCTGCTACATGAATATCAGATTGATTTGTAAAAATATAAGTTAAATTATCATAACAGTGTTCGATATAAGCATCCATAAAATATTTCAATGTTTCTCGCATTTCATCATTATGCATCTCGGTTATAACATTCCGCTGTTCATCGATATTAACCGGATCTGCTTTCTTTTTTAATTTATTATATGCTTTCGAATTTTCTGCAATTAAATAATTAAATGATGTTCTTGTATAATATGAATACGCTTTACCATTTAGTGGATTAAATTTATCCAATCGTACCGTTAAATAAGTAACTAAATCTGTTTGTAAATCTTTAAATGAAGAATCAATATAATCTGGTTTCATTTTGTTAATTAAATTTTCAGATAATTTCATCAATGCTGGGAAAATAAATCTCCTGTAAATTCGTTCTTTTAATACTGAATCATCGATACATTGATTATATGCAGAAACTGCGCATTCTGTTATTTTTGTCCAATACTTATTGCTCTTTTTCTTCTTCCGGCCCATTAAACTCCTTATGTAAATTATTAACAACATCTTTTAATATAGAAAATGTAGTTCCCACTTCGTCGCTTTCATGAAAAGCGCCTGTGTGATCAACACGTTTCATTTCTTCGTAAGTAGCATTGATTTGTTCATACATATATCCGGTTAATTCTTCCATTTCTTGAATGTAGTCATCACTATCGGCTAATGTACCGGCAAGTATATATGCTCGATAAAGAAAATATCCAGATAAGCCTACAAATAAAGTTATTGTTATTATTAACCAAATCATTTATTATCCTTCTTTAAAAGTGCTAAAAATGTCAGCTATTGACTTATTTATTTCTGGATTTTGTTCTGCTAAATTTTTAAGTGCTGTTTTTTTAGTAGCCTTTGCTTTGGGTGCTACTGGTTTTGGAGAATTGTTTTTTGAATTTCTCCATTTTTCGTATTCTATTTGAGATGCCATATGATCTGCGTGATGTAATAATAATGGCAAATTATTTTTTAG